TAATATATGTATATACATAAGTCAACCCTAAAAAAGAGTTTTTTTATATTTTATTTATAAATTCTAATTTTGCATAGATTATCGAAGCTACTTTAACCATATTCTCTATATGTTTAAGGCTTTCTTCTTTAGACAATTTATCTTGTTTAATGTCGATCTTATGCTTCTGTAATAGCTTTCGTAAGTGTAAAGCCTCTTCAGAAGCTTCCCTTAGCATAATATTACTCATACAAATCTCCTTGCATTGGGTCGTGTGTCAAAGGCTTGAAAGGTATATTGATAAGTTTGTAAGTGCCTTTGTATTTAGATTGCACTACAGATGAACTTGGTTTTAGTTCCTTTAGTTCTTCTACGTTTAATTGCATCTTTTCATTATTGTGAGTAATTATAATACCACCCATCTTTATGGCTTTGTCTCGCTCATAATCTCTAATGCTAACGTATTTTCCTTGCCATAGTTTAGTTACTAATCGTTTATACATTTTAACACTCCTTATTATCCTAACATATTTTCTCTTTTTTTCTTCTCGTATTCAGTAACTCGTGCTTCTTTATCTTGTAGCTTTAACTTAGCCTCTAGATTATCCAATTTTTCGTCTGACATATCATGAAAGTAACCATCAAGACTTCTAAACGAATCAATTAAATAAAGGAGGTCAGCTATCTCAAATTTATTTAATAAGTTTTTATTATGAGAGTTGGCGTATCTTATAATCTTTCTCGAATGATCTGAGATATGTGAAAAAATATCATCATCATTTATATTTCTTGCCATTCGTTTTATAAAGGTCGCACTAGCTTTAATCATTTCAGTTCTATAGTTTTTCATTATTTATCCTCCAAAGTTAGCGTTGTAACAAACATTATCTATTAGGCACAAAAACCAAAATAAATAATAAAAGAAATACATGGTGGCTATAGCAGAAGCTATAACCACCATAAATTTTAAGATACTAAGCAACATCATCAAGACCTACGCCTTCCATATGCTTTGCATAATTTTCATATGACATATTTTCTTTTTCAAAAACCTTAACTTGCTCTTTTTTTTCTTTCGTTAAAGTTCTAAGCTCATGTAATACGATTGAGACTGGGATTGAATAACCAACTTCTGATTGCATTATTTTTGTAATTTTTTCTAAAGTTGCTATATCGTTTAATAAGTCGTTCATATTGTTTCTCCTAATTTTGTTAATCGTTAATTATTTATTGCATATGTAAATATATAAGTCAACCCAATAAAAGGGGTAATTAAACCCCTTATCTTAGTTTATTGGAACTAGGTAGCCTAAGTCAGAGTAAGCACCATTTACATGTACAGAAAACTCTTTGTCGCCTCTACCCTTAATACGAACTGTGTCGCCATGATTTAGTGGTAATTCTCTAGAAAGCCTTTCGCCTTCAGCACGATCTGCATCAGTGTAAACTGCTTTGATGCAAGCACCTACTGACATAATCCAAATCTTATCTTCAGATTGGTCTTCGAAAAGATAGCATTTAGAAAAACCTCTATTGTGATTAACATTAAAAGTTAACTCTTGGTGCTCACTTTTTCTGTTAAGAATGCTATCACCATTTTTATCCCAAATGCTTTCTATATCTAAATATCTCATTTTTATCTCCATTTTGTTGTTCGTTATTTTTTTAATATAATTTTTGTAGATACAAATGTCAACCCTTATAAGATGTTTTTATAAAATAAATTTAAATGAAATTTAGTGTGAGGTGATTAGGCGATATAATCCTGGAGGAAACCTAACCACCTCTATCCACGCTCAGAGGTAGAGATCAGCGTGGAATTATAACTTTATTGACCTATAGTTAGCTGACATTGTTTGCCAAGCGTTAATCTTAGCTTCAGCAGCTATTCTCATAAATCTTAACTTCTCATCTCTTTCTATAGCAATTTGCATTGCTCGTAAATGTTTTACATATTCGTCACTAGCATAAGCTTCTCTTTCTTGTGCTGACACTGAAATATCTAAATGATCTTTCATAATAAGTGCTTTTAATGATTTTCTGTATTCTTCTAGATATATTCTTTCTGCTTTGGCTTTAGCTACCTCCGCAGCGGAGTCTCTTAAATAGTCTAATGCTTTTGATACTTCTTTTTCTGAAATTATTTGTTCGTTCATTTTTTAAATCTTTCTTGGTTATATGGCGAGATACTCCACCAATATGTAGCTTTATCTCTACCAAAATCTTCATGCAAATCGTACTTGCCCCAAAAATTATCTTCGTCACCTTGAGTGTCATGTAACTCAGCGTGATGATAATAACATAATGGTATTGCATTGTTGTCGCTTGATTTCATGCCCATACCTCTTTTGCCTTCATATGGCTTCAGAAGATGATGAGCTTGAACATTGCCTCTACACCAATCAGCAGCTATGCCATTTAGACAACATACTTGTTTAGCTACAAACATAAGGTGCTTTTTGTTTTTAACTTTAACAGATTTAGGAATTAGCATTTTAGAAGCCAATATCTTCTATATTGTTGTTATAAAGCACATTTTTCTCACTATTTGGATCATTGTCTATGCTATCTTCATTATTAGTGAACTCTCTAGCTTTTAGACTAGTGTAGGCGTTCCCTGCTTCAGATACATCTTTCCAAGCAGAAATAGTCATAGCACCACTATTCATGATTTTATTAACTACACCTTTAGCGTCTGGAGATTTATCAGTCTGTTTACTATCGTTTGCCTTGAGAGTTCCTATAGCTCTATAAAGCTCAACCATAGGCTGACCATCTTTATTCTTACGTTTTACGCCAATAATCCTATGCTCTTCACCCTCAAGGTTTAGTTTGCCTTGTTGTACAATTTGCCAATCATCAGTGTTTTTATATAATATCCCAGAATTTGTGTTATCTTTTTGCATTTTATTCTCCTTTGAAAAGTTTAATATATTGTTCACATTTCTTTATCATAGTTGTGGCGTTCTTCTTATGTTGTTCGCCAAGCTCTTCAGCCCACAATTTAATATCTTGCAACTGAATTATAGTCGCAGAACAACAAGAATGATTGCTCTTTATCATGCTTATAGCTTTATTTAATTCACCTAGATAAGTTCCAAATGCAGATACAGATGAAGCAATATTTCCATCTTTATTAAATAAAACATACTTACGCTTTGGCATTGTATTGTTTTCTGTTTTATCGATTATGTTTGATTCGCCACCTTTGTTACCCGATGCTAAATTACCATCATCCTCAAAGTCTGCTTCTAAATTCAACATAGCTTGTATCTGATATCTTCTAAAGTAAGTTATTGCAGAACCTACATCTTGGCTTTTAGAAAGATGAGAACCAAGCGTACTGCAAGAGGACACATATTGATTAGATGGCAAATGTGTTATTGTAGTTGTAAGTACATTTTCTAAGGCGTCATTTACTTCCATCAATCGCACTTGATACATCAAAGACAATTTATGAGCATGTAAAGCTGGCATACATGCATCAAATATATTATCTAATGTGCTATACATGTGAGGATCACCTTTTTTGTTTTTAAAAAAAGCATTAACACCACTTTTCTCTAAAGGAGAAAACTCTTGCCTTGCATCTTCTATAGCTTGCAAAACAAGATTAGTTTTTTCAGATTGGTAGTTCATTGTTAGTTACTCCAAATTTTGGTTGATTGTTGTTTCATATCTTCACTCCATCTCCAATCGTCATAATTGGGATGTAGCATAGACGCTAGTTCAAAAGCATCATTACTAATACTTAAGAATTTTTGTAAGCCAAAGCAAATCTTTATTACCTCTTGAAATTTTTCTTTTGGGTTTTGTAATTTAAAAGATATAGCTTCCTTTTTAGTCACATAGTCACACCACATTTCCTTATCAGGGTAAGCATGAGAATATACTGCTAACTGTCTTTGGTGTGCCTCAGTAAACTTTGATGGTCTAGCTCCAACTGTCTTTAAATCTCTAATGCTATTTTCATAGATAAAATCTATATAACCTAGAAATGGTATAGGTAAGTCTTCGTGTTGAAAGTAGACCTTCTGTTGATAGTGAGTAGGCGTACCAAAGTCCTCGTATGCTTCTGATGCTACGTTGTAATAGAGTTCTAAAGCACTACGCTCTTTCTGTGTTTTGTCGTCATCTATAGAAATATTATGCTCAATACACTCTGCATCAAATTTGCCATATAAAAACTCATCCATAGCTTTTTGAGGATAATCATTTTTGTTAAGCTTCTTTTCCAAAGCGTGCTCAACTGCTGTGCCTCTGAATGCACCTACACCAAAAGAACCTTTCATACCACATAGATATGTGCCTACAAAAAGGGCTGGGTCTGCCACCCACAAGTTAATCTTGCTAGGTGACAGATGATCTATGTTATGAGCCTCGAAGGGATTGTTACTTTTCATTACGCTAACTTCTCAAGTATTTTTTCAAACCTAGCTTTTATAACCACAGTTGAGTTGCAATCCCCACAACATCTACCTTTAGCCACAGGCTGAGCATTGTGACCATCTCTATATCCATTTATAATTTCGATATTGCCTTTACATATTTTGCACTTTCTTGCTCCATATGTACCTAAGTAACCTTTAGACATTTGTTTCTCCTTATTGGTTGTTCGTTATTAAAACTGTTGTACTCCCATTAAAAAGGTTTGTCAAACCCTTTAAAGAGTTTTTTTTAGTTTACTTAAAATTATTTTTGTATTAATGTAATTTTTTTATGGAGAAAGTCTAATGCAATTAGGAGAATGGATTAGAAGGAATGGCTACAACTACAGAACCTTTGGTGAAGAAATAGGAGTGTCGTTTAGGAATATTGAAAAGTGGAGTAGGGGCGAAACTCTACCACGTTTTAATAAAGCTAAACTTATATTCGACTTTACCAATAATGAGGTTACTGGTCATGACTTTTACGAGAAACAAATACAACGCCATCAAGCAAACCTATAAAGGTGAGGTCTTTGATAGCAAGCGTGAGCTTAAGAGGTTTGTAGAATTAGAATACCTTCTTAGAGCCAAAGAGATATCAGATTTGGAAATACATCCAAAGTTTGATTTGATGTGTAATGGCGTAAAGATTGGAAGATACACTGCAGACTTTCGCTATAAAAAAGATGGTGAAGTGGTTGTGGAAGATGTAAAGTCTAAAGCCACTAAGACAAGGGATTATATGCTTAGAAAGAAAATTCTAGCTACATATAATCCACCAATATTGATAACAGAAGTTTTGAGGTAGAGAACTTATATGTCATGGTCAGCGTTAAAATGGGCGTCAGAGGTCAAGGTAGGTAACAGTACAGATAAGTTAGTTCTTATTATATTAGCTAACTTTACTGATGCTGAGAACACTTGCTATCCTTCACACAAGAAGATTGCAGAGTTATGTGAGTGTAGTACTGACACAGTTATTAGATCACTTAAGCGTTTGAAAGATATGAATTTTATTGATGTTGAAAAAAGATTTCAGCTAACAGAAAATAACAATCATAGACAGACAAGTAATATATATAAACTGAATGTGGATACCCAGTCGCAAAATGCTACCCCACCCCCTCTGCAAAATGCGACACCAATAACCTATCATAATAAAAAAGAATATAGTAAGGAATTTGAATTGTTTTGGAAGGAGTATCCTAATAGACCAAATGACAATAAGTTTGGAGCTTCACAAAAGTTCCAAATAACTATGAAGAATAAAGAAATTACTTTTGAAAACTTAATAAATAAGACAAGATCATTTGCTAAGTCGCAGGCAGGGAAAGATGATCGATTTATCCCACACGCCAAGACTTGGTTATCGCAAAAGCGATTTAATGATGTAGAGCAACCTAAACAACGAAAAACAAACTTAAACTTATTAGTAGGATAAACAAATGATGAAGAACGAAAAATCACTAGCAGAAAAAGCAATTGAGCAAGGAATACATTTAAATAGCTATGGGGTAGGCGACTACAGAACTAGATGTCCAGAATGCTCACCAGGTAGAAGAAAGAAGCATGACCCTTGTTTGTCAGTTACTGTAACATACGAATCAATATTGTGGATGTGTCATCATTGTGATTGGACTGGAGGAGTTAAAGAAAATACTCACATACCATATAGAGAGCCAAGAGTTGTGAGAGAAGAGCCAAAAGAAGTAGCTCCACCAATACCAATTTTGTCAAATGCAAATCATGATCTATCTGAAGGCTCAATGATATGGTTAGAGAATAGGAAGATAACAAGAAAGACTGCAGAAGATTTTAAGCTGTTTACAAAAGACCATAAGCTATGTTTCCCATATTATCTTGAGGGAGATATTGTAAATATAAAAAGCAGAACAAAAGATAAGAAATTTCTACAAGAGAAAAACGCCACTAAGTGTTTGTATAACATAGATATGTTGAGAACACATTGGGAAGAAACTGGGCTCAAGTCTGTTGTTTTTGTAGAAGGTGAGATGGATGTACTAGCCTTATATGAAGCTGGGTTTAGAAATGTTGTAAGTCTACCAGATGGAGCACCTCAAGCAGCGAAGTTTAAATCTGATGATAAAAGGTTTATGGCGTTTGAACATTCTAAATGGATTTTTGATGCTGACGAAGTAATCGTAGCCACAGATGCTGATGAAAATGGCAAGGCGTTGAGGTTGGAGATAATTCATAGATTTGGTAAAGACATTTGTAAGGTTGTCAATTTCCCTCGTGAAGATAATTGGCAATGTAAAGATGCCAATGAATGTTTAATTAAATATGATAAACAAGTATTAAGAGAATGTATACAGTATGCTGAAGAGTTTCCAGTACAAGGTTTACATGGCGTTAAAGAATATCATGATAGTGTGCAGAACATTTATGATGGTAATGAGCAGAAAGCTTTTAGCACTGGATTCAAAGAGTTAGATAAAATATATAAGATTATGCCAAGTACATTTAACTTGATAACTGGCATACCTAATCATGGTAAAAGTAACTTCCTAGATCAGTTGCTATTAAACTTAGCTGAAAGAGAGAATTGGAACTTTGCTATATTCAGCCCAGAACATTCTACACCAAACCACATTAGGCGTTTACTTGAGAAGAGATGCAGAAAGCCATTTGATATTGGTATGCACGCTAGAATGTCGCAAGATGAACTTAACAGTGGAATACAGTTCTTAGATAACCATTTTAAGTTTATTGAGAACACAGAAGAAATCCCAGACATTGAGTTTATATTGAGCAAGGCTAAAATAGCCAAGCAAAGGTTTGGTATTAAGGGATTGGTCATAGACCCATTTAATCAGATAAGCCCTAACAGAGATTATGCTAAAAGAGAAGATGAGCATATAAGAGATATAATTGCTAAGTGTCAGCAGTTTGCTAGAAACCATCAATTGGTAGTATGGATGGTAGCTCATCCTCACAAGCTGCAGCGGAATGATAGTGGGGTAGTTCCTCCACCAGACTTATATCAAGTTAGTGGTTCTGCACATTGGGCAAACATGAGTGATGCTGCTTTAGTAGTACATAGAGACTTTGAGGATAATACGACTAAGATAATCACTAGGAAGATTAGAGAGCAAGGTATCTATGGTCACATAGGTCAAGCATTCTTTTCATTCAGTAATGAGAAAAAGATTTATGAAGAGGTGAGTGAATATGACTACGATTAACAAGATGGAAATGTATGTAGATGAAATGGTCGATGACATAATAGATCAAGTAGAGCAAGACACTCACTTTCTTACAGTCGATGAAAGAGCTTTGTATATACATACTTTAGCTATGAAGCTTCATGAACATTTATTAGGCGTAAAATATAAAACAATGTTGGTGAATTAAAATGAATTGTTGGTGGTGTGAAACAAGTTTGATATGGGGTGGCGACCATGACATAGATGAAGAAACAGAAGAATTTGCTATTGTCACAAACCTATCATGTCCTAAGTGTGATTGTTATGTAGAGGTATATCTACCAAAGGAGAATGTAAATGCTAGTAAGCGATATCACTGAAGAAGAACAAAAAATATTAGATAAAAAATATGAAGATGCTATGATGAGCTTAAAGAATACAGATTTAAAACTATACAAAAGGCTTAGAGCTAACGAGAAAATAGGCTTTGAAAAAAATGTAGATATAATTTTGAGAGAAGACGAACAATTTGAAATGAGGTTATAATGTTACCATATATGATATTGCTAGAGGGTTTTGATGATGCTTATGAGGGTTTTGTAGTACAAGAAAAATTACAAAGACCTACTGTAGCAGTTTACAATAGGACAAAATGTGTTGAAATAATTATGAGAGATAAAAACTATAGCAGAGAAAAGGCTATAGAATATTTTGAAGACAATATTGAAAATATGTGGGAAGGCGATGATGCCCCCTTAATATTAAATTCAATTTCAGTAGAGGAATATGATAAAATTGCCAAGGCTAAAATTATATGAGCACAAAAAACAAAAAATCGATTAAAAAGGTAGGTAGACCTAAATTTGTAGTTACAAAACAAATGTGTGACAAAGCTGAAGCCTATGCAGCTCAAGGATTAACACAAGAACAAATAGCTATGGCGTTAGGTATAGGACTATCTACTCTATACGAAAAGCAGAATGAATTTACAGAGTTTGCAGAAGCTATAAAAAGAGGAAAGGGCAAAGGCATACAAACTATCACTAATAGGCTTTATGAAAAAGCTCTAGAAGGAGATAATACTGCAATGATCTTTTATCTAAAGAACAGAGCAGGATGGCAAGATAAGATAGAGAAAGAAACAGTAATAGAAAAAAGGCAAACTATAGATTTAAGTAGGATATCAGACGATGAACTTAGAAACCTTAAAACAGTCCTTGCCAGAGCTATATCTACTAGCAGAGAAGGAGGAAATGAAGAGGTCATTGAAGGAGTTCACAAAAAACTCTTGGCAAGCGATTGAACCTGGCAGAGAATTTTACGACAATTGGCATATAGATGCAGTATCAGAACATCTACAAGCAGTCGTAGAAGGTGATATCAAAAGACTTATAATTAATATTCCACCAAGACACATGAAGTCTATAAGTGTTGCAGTAGCATTACCAGCTTGGACATGGACTATACAGCCATCAAAAAGATTTTTGTTTGCTAGTTATGCTGGGTCATTATCTATAAGAGATAGCGTTAAATGTAGAAGGCTAATAGAAAGCCCTTGGTACAAAAGCCATTTTGGTGATACATTCTCTCTTACTACAGACCAAAATCAAAAGCAAAGATTTGAGAATGATAAAACTGGTCAAAGGATTGCAACCTCAGTAGATGGAGCACTAACTGGTGAAGGTGGTGATATAATTGTTATTGATGATCCTCATAACGTAAGAGAGGCTGAATCATCAACAGTTAGAGAAGGCGTTCTAGAGTGGTGGGATCAGGCTATGCAAACTAGACTGAATGACCCCAAAACTGGAGCATTTATAATAATTATGCAGAGGGTTCATGAAAATGACCTTACTGGACACATATTAGCGAATGAGTACAATGATTGGGATCATTTATGTTTACCTGCAAGATACGAAATTGGTCACCCAACGCCAACTAGATCATCGCTTGGCTTTAGCGACCCAAGAACTTCAGAAGGGGAGTTGTTGTGGGAGAAGAGGATTGACGAAAAAACTCTTGATAATTTGGAAAAAAGTTTGGGTTCATACGCTAGTGCTGGTCAATTGCAACAAAGACCAATGCCCAAAGGAGGTGGTATCCTCAAAGCAGAATGGTGGGTTCCCTGGGAGAAAGATGAGCTTCCAGAGATTGAGTACTTGGTTCAAAGCTACGATACTGCGTTTAGTACCAAAGAAACAAGTAGCTATAGTGCAAGAACAACGTGGGGCATCTTTAAACAGAATGGGCAAGTAAACGCCATAGTTGTAGAAATGTGGTACGATAGAGTAACTTACCCAGAGCTAAGAAAGCTTGCTCAAGAAGCCTATGATGACTGGCAGCCAGATACAGTGCTAATAGAAAAGAAAGCTAGTGGGCAAAGTTTGCTACAAGATTTAAGGATGGGTGGCATACCAGTATTAGCTTATTCACCAGATAGAGACAAGATTGCAAGGGCACACAGTAGTTCTGCATTGTTAGAGGATGGTAGAATATTCTATCCACAAGGAAAAAAATGGGCTAAAAACCTAATTGATATATGTTCAGCCTTCCCTGCGGGTGATAATGATGATATAGTTGACACTTGTACACAGGCTTGGCTAAGATTAAGAAAAGGTTGGTTCATCACTCATTCTACAGATTATGATGAAGAAGATGAAGTTCAGGAGAGAAGGATGACAATATATGGCTAGAGAACCTAAAGTAATTCCCTTTGCAGAAGGTATGCCTTCAGACGAGTTTCAGATAGAAGATATTGGTAATGATGAGGTATTAGTAGGCGACCCATCTTTAGATATTTTGGAAGAGGAAGATACATCCTTTGACCAAAACCTTGCAGAAACAATTGATGCAAAAGAATTAAATTCAGTCGCAAGCCAACTAATTACAAGTTACGAAGCAGATAAAGAAGCAAGATCACAATGGGAAGACAGATATAAGCAAGGCTTAGAAACACTTGATGTGCATGGTGGTCAAGAAGAAGAGGAAGACCAAAGGGCTACAAGAGGGTTAAGCAACGTAGTTCATCCTATGATAGCAGAAGCAGCTACACAATTTAATGCAAGGGCAATAGCAGAATTATACCCAAGTGGCGGGCCAGTTAAAACAATAATAGTTGGTGACCCAAGCGAAGAGATGGAAGAGCAAGCTCGTAGAGTTAAAGACTTTATGAACTATCAGATTACTCAAGACATGCCAGAGTACTTCCCTGATTTAGACCAAATGCTATTTCAGTTACCATTAATTGGACACACATTTAAGAAAGTTTGGTGGGATGCTAATTTAGATAGGCAATGCTCACAATTCGTAAAGGCAGAAGACTTTGTAGTTTCTCCAGAGAGCAAAGACCTTTACACATCAAGCAGATATACACACGTTATTCGTATGCCTAAGAATGACTTTAACAAATATGTTAAGGCTGGGTTCTATCTACCAAGTAAGTATAGTGGGGAAGACATAGACCCAAGTGGTGACGTAGGTAGTGAGATAGAGGGCGTTGACCCTTATGGAGATAGCGAAGACGAAGTCATGACACTTCTAGAGGTACATGCTTATCAAACATTTGATGGTATAGATGTTGCTGAAGAAGAAGACGATGATAACATGGTTGCTCTTCCTTATGTAATTACAATTGATTACGATGCAGAAAAGATAGTTAGCGTAAGGCGTAATTGGAGAGAAGAAGACCCAACACAAAAAAGAAGAGATTGGTTTGTAAGTTATAAGTTCTTGCCTGGAACTGGTTTCTATGGTTTTGGTTTGTATCATATGATAGGTGGCTTGGGCAAAGCAGCTACTGGTTCACTTAGAGCATTATTAGATTCAGCAGCCTTCGCTAACATGCAAGGTGGATTTAAGCTCAAAGGTAGAGTGACTGGTGGAGAAATGCAGATAAACCCTGGTGAGTTTGCAGACCTAGATGCTACAGTAGATGATGTAAACAAAGCTATTATGCCACTACCATTCAAAGAGCCATCAAGTACCTTGTTCAATCTTATGAACGCTATCGCAGATGCAGGAAGAAGGTTTGCTAGTACTGCAGACTTGAATGTAGGCGATGTTAATCCAAACGCTCCCGTTGGTTCAACAGTTGCACTGATTGAGCAAGGTAGTAAAGCCTTTAGTGCTATACATAAAAGATTGCATTATTCACAAGGGCAAGAGTTCAAAATGTTGGCGAAGCTTAACGCAGAATATCTGCCAGAGAGCTTTACCTTTGCTATGGGTGGTATAAGCGAAACTATATTTGCTAAAGACTTTGACGAAAGAATAGATGTAATACCAGTCAGTGACCCTAATATATTTAGTTCTGCACAGAGAATTGCACAAGCCCAAGCAGTTCTTCAGATGTCAACTGCAAGCCCACAACTTTACGATCAGTATGAAGCTAACAAAAGAATGCTAGAGGCTATTCGTATAAACAACATAGACGAAATACTGAAGAAGCCAGATGATGCAGCACGAATTGATCCTATAACAGAAAATACTGCACTCATGTATGGTAAAGCTATAAGAGCCTTTCCAGACCAAGATCATGACGCACACATTGCAGTTCACCTTCAGTTTTTACAAGACCCAATGTTAGCTGGAAACCCAGGTGCTGCGGCTATGCAACCAATTATGATAGCTCATATTGCTGAACATATAGCGTTGTTATATAGACAAAGAATGCAAGCAAGTATTGGCGTATCATTACCAACATTGCCAGAGCTTCGTGACCCTAAATTTAAGTTCGAAGATATTAATTCAGATATGGATAGGATAATAAGCGAAAGAGCAGCAGAGGTTGTGGCTAAAGCACCTCAAATGCAAGCGATTGCACCTCTAGCTAAAATGATGGAGCAACAACAACAACAACAACAAAACCCATTACAATACGCACAAGAATTAGCGAAATTAGAAGCTGAAGCCCTAAAAGCAAGGACTGAGGTGCAAATACAAGCTGACCAAGCTAAAGCACAACAAAAACTAGCAATTAATGAAGCAGAAGCGAAACAAGATTTGCAGATAGAGCAAGCCAAGCTACAAGCAGACTTACAAGCAAAAGTAGCCAAGTTGGAACTTGAACTGCAGATGGAGCGTGAAAAAAACCAAGTTGAAATTCAAAAGGAGATAATGAAAGATGCCAATAGTAATAACCCCATCAGGTGAGTATGTTGATTCAGTAACAGAAAACCCAGTACAAATGACAACCCCACCTATGGACAACATGGCACAAAGATTGTCACAAGGTATGGGTCAACGAAACTTAGATCCAGGATCAGTTGTTCGTGAAGGCGAAATGGCTAGAGAAAACATACCATCAAATATGGACATGGGTATGAATAGCATGATGCCACAATCAGATATGACAGACATAGACAAAGTGCGTTTACTTATGGATATGGGTCTAAATGAAGTAGATGCTATTGAGGCAGTAGTTAGAGAAAGAGGTATGGGTACAGTTAGACCAGAAGAGTTTGGTGGTCAACAAATGCCAGCCCAACAACAACAAGCACCTATGCAACAACAAATGCCAATGGCGAGACCTCCAATGCCATCACCAGGAATGGGAGTTTTACCTTCAGCACCACCACCAAGACCAGATATGAGTGGTATGTCTAGAGAGCAGATGGATATGTTAAGAAGAGGTATTGATCCTTTTGCAGAAGGCATGGTCAGATAAATGGCTAGAGGCGACCAAAATGGAGCTTTAGGTAGTCTAACTGAAGATCAGTTTGGAAGCCTTTCAAGAGGCTTTGATATGACTAACCCAGTTGCGTCACTGGGAGGATTGGGTGTTAATAAAAGTGGAGGAATTAGTGCGGGGTTAGGGGTTTTAGGTTTTTCTACAACACCAGTAGGTATAGCCAACACAGCATTAGATGCTTATGGAAGATATAGTGCAGAAAAAGCAGCTCAATCAGCACTTGGTCAAAACAGAGGTTTTATAGATACAGTAACTGGGTTGGCTACAGCTAACAACGCTATGGGTACTGCAAGAGGTATGGCTGACACTAACAAAGATGGAAAAGTATCTCAAAGAGAAGCTCAAAATTTTGGAATGCAACAAGGTAAGATGACTGCCTATGGAGTTGGGCTTAATCCTATGTCTGGTTACACACCAAATACTGTTTCAATACAAGGTCTAGCTGGGTTTGGGTTAAGTACACCAACCACAGGAACAGTAAACGCTATGGAAGCTCCATCTAAGGGCGTAGATCAATTTGGTTTTAGCACAACGCCAAACACATACACAACTGCACAAGCAGAAGCAATTGGTCAAGGAATTGGCAAAGGTGTAACTGGGCTTGGTGGGGGTAAAGGTGGTAGTTATAGTGGCATAACAAACTTTACACAAAACCCAGGAATTGATAAAAATGACCCTAATAGCACAGGAGCATCTACAGGAATTGGTGGCTCTGCATCTGGGGTTGAAGGCATGGGTGGCACAACATCTAGTTCAGCAACTGCTGGACAAGACACAGCAACAAGCGGACCCACTGGAACAAGTTATTCTGATGATGCACAAGGTTCAGGTGGTGGTGGTGGAGGTGGCACATACATATGCACTGCTCTTTATGAAATGGGTGATATGAAAAAATATATCTACAAATACGATCAGATTTATGGAAAACGTGTAGACCCATTGGTGTATAAAGGTTATTGTGTATGGGGAGAATATGTAGCTACAAAAATGAGAAACAAAGGGTTAGTCTACAAAATCGCCAAGCCTTTAGCGTTAGCTTGGGCAAAACAAATGGCTTATGACTTATCTAAGGGAAGACATGGTAAGAAGAGCAAGGTAGTTAAGGTTATAAGTAAAGTGGGCGAAGGAGTTTGTTACGCTTTAGGTTTTGTATCTAATATCAAGCAACTTATAGGAGAAAAATATGGCTGATATCAATATAGAGAACATGGAAGAGAACGCAGAACTTTTCATGGAGAAGATGGGTTTTCCTCACGATGCACCTGGTTTAGAGCTATCTGACGATCAGTTAGTTAACTTTTTATTATTATGTTATCAAGGTATGATGCTTCCAGACGAAGAAGAGGAAGAGGATTACGAAGAGATGGATGGAGACGTCAAGGTCAAAGTCATGAAAGTAGATAGTGGCGATATGAGAGGCGTCATGGATGAGATACTTGGTCATGGCTCACCAAAGATAGGAATGTAATCATGCCAGGAAAAGTATATTCACCAAAACAAAAAAAGATTGCTAACATGGCAAAGCCAAAGAATAAGCTGACTGGTGCTGATTTTAAAAAACTAGCTATGTTAAAGAAAAAGAAGTCCAAATCAAAGAAGGCTTAAATGGCTAAAAGTAAGTTTCTATTAGAGTTTTTGACTAAGAACTTTAAGCCTTTATTCAGTGAGAATGAACTTGGTGCTTTAGGTAATATTGCTACTAGAGACGATTTAACAAAAGAATTTGGCACACTACCAAGCTATGAGATTACTGGTGATCAGATTAGAGATGCTTTTGGAAGTAAATTTAGAGCGATAGATGCCTACAAAGATAATGCTCTACCTTTTCAAAGAGGTTATACTAAACTAGTTCGTGACCCACTTGAGGGCTTTTCTATGACTGCAAATGTAGGAAGTTTGCCCAAAGACCCTACATTAGTAACAGACGCCTCAGTTCTTAAGGGTAAGACAATCATTCCATTGGTTGGAGATAGGTCAGTCAGAGGTGCAGAAATTACTAGTATTGGTGGAAAGAAATTTGAGAAGCCAGTAAAAACATATGGTGGCGTGCAGTTCATGGATGATAGCGAGGCTGCTTGGGCTTCTGATTTGTCACCTATGAGGTCAATACAAAATATAGCACAGACTGTACAAGATATGGGTGGTAAGCCAGTAGGTATGACAACTACTATGTCAGAAAGAGGTGCAGATTTCTCATTAGACACAGCGAATTTGATTATTGAATCACTTAAAGCAAGTGATCTATCTAAAAACAAGCTAAACAAAATGACCAAGCTTATAAAAGACACAACCATAAAAGGTGAAAAGCCATTTAAAAAAGTTCCAAATTTAAACAACATGGATGAGTTTGCTAAATACTTCAGAGGTCTTCCTGGAACAACTAGAGTTGAGATGGCAAAAAGAATGGATAGTGCACAACTCCAAGAGGCAGGGGCACCAGATATTGGTCAAATTAGGATTGCAGTTACTAATCCTGGAATGTTAGCAGAAGACTTTTTAGGTATGGGTGCAAGATTTGTAGATATCGATCCATCTTTAGGTGTTTTGCCAAGCAAGCATACAACATACAAAAGTCAGATTATGAAAGCACCAGATGCTGAGACATATACTTTTGGTACAAATATACCTAGAACTATCATGCTTAGAAAAATGATGGAAAATAGAAGAGCCACTGGTGATTATGGGAAGTTCAAACCAATGCCACAAGATTACAGAGGTTTGGTTATGAAGCCACAAGTAGAACAAGTAGACCAACAGTTAATAGATGAGGCGTCTAAATTCCTAGAAATACAAAGAACACTAGGCGACGAAGAAGCATACAAATACGCTCAAAGTTTGATACCAGCAACATAGGAGTTATTATGGCTAAAAAATCAGGATTATACGCTAATATACATGCTAAGAGAAAAAGGATAGAAGCAGGCAGTGGTGAAAAGATGAGGAAAAAAGGTCAAAAAGGAGCACCAGAAAAAGGCACTTTTGCTAAAATAGCAAAACAAGAAAAGAAAAAGAAGAAAAAAACAAGGAAATCATAATGGCAAAAGGCGTTAATCATTATTTTAAAGATGGCACTAAGTACACTGGAGCAACTCACAAGGATGCTAAAGGTAAAGTTATGTCAGGTGCTAAACATACTAAAAACAGTAAGTATTTAGTTCATATGAAAGATTTATCGGCAGTAGCCAAAAAGAAGGCAAAGAAAGCTAATGGCTAAGTATAAAGGTAAAAGTGTATCTCTAAATAAGCCTAGAAGAATAGCTAAAGGCGAAACATCCTATGGCAAGAAGAAGTCAGTTGTTTACGTTATGGATGGCGATAAAGTAAAGCGTGTGACATTTGGTGACCCAAACATGCGAATCAAGAAAACCCAAAAGGGCAATAGAAAAAGCTTTAGGTCTAGACACAACTGTGACAATCCAGGACCGAAGACAAAAGCTAGATATTGGTCATGTAAGGCTTGGTAAGATGAACCCATTTGGTGTATTTGCAAAACTAATCAATAAGGGCGTAAGAAGCAAAGATGTAGTGCCATATCAAGGTGCTGGTGAAGTTTTAGATGCTATGCCTACTGAAGAACAATTAAGAGAGCTAGGCAACCTACCAACTGAGAAAGAATTAATAGAAAGAGGTTTTGACCCTAAGACTTTCTATCATGGTAGTCCAGAAAAAAACATAATGGAGTTTGTGCCTCAAGCTTCTGACAGAACAGCTTTTGGAGGCTTTAGAGAAAGAAGAGTAGGTGAGCCAGTAACATATTTTAGCGAAGACCCAAGATACACAGTAGGATTTGCACTCAAAGGCAAAGGTGGCACAAGTGTGTTGGATGACAGAGGTAAATATATGTACAGTACGCCTTCTTCTACTGCACGAATATATCCAGTAAAATTAAAAATAGATAATGTTTATAACTACAAAAACCCACAACACCAAGAAATGTTAGAAAAAGAATTAGGTCAAAGCTTAGATATGGACACAAAGATTGGAGACCCTTTCAAGTTGCAAGAGCCAGACATAAGTAAAGCTATAAAAGATTTGGGTTTTGAGGGTTTTCTTACTAATGAAACAGCAAGATTTGGCAATAGGACAGTTGGTTTATTTTATCCAGAGAAGGGCAATGTAAGAAGTGTGTTTGCACAATTTGATCCTGAAAAGGCAGACAAAGGCAATATATATGCATCTATAATACCACCAGCGACTACTGCAGTTGGTTTGGGTGCACTTGCTGGATTAGAGGATTCAACATGAGTGCATTAGGTATACTAGGTAAGCTTATAACCCAAGGCACAAAACAAGTGAGCCCAGGTGCTTTACCTAAAAATTTACAAAGAGCACAAAGTCAAGGTTATGATGTAGATAATAAACTTTATCATGCAACTAATGCTGATAAGATAGATGAGTTTAGGACAGATTTAATTGGCTCAAATACAGATGAAGGTTTTTATGGTAAAGGGTTTTACTTTTCCCCATACAGTGGTGAAGCTGGTTACTATGGGAAAAATGTTGGAGAATATGTCGTAAAGGGAAACATGTTAGATTTAAGAAACACAACTGATGATTATACATTAGGTGGTGTCAAAAAATTTGTAGATTGGGCAAATAAATTAAACAAAATAAATATGTTAGATGATGCAACAGAAAAAGGTTTGAAGGGTGCTGAGAAATTATTAAAATATTTTGATGAAAACATAGAGTATAAAATAGGTCAAAACCCAGATGGTACAGATGGAGTTTTTGCTACTATCAAAGACCCAACTAGAAAATCTGATGTTTATAAAGACAAAGAATATCCTTTTACAGTTGACACAAAAGTTGATGCAAGAGGTTTTTTTCCAGAAACAAAAGAACAAGCTAGAGAGCAATTGTTAAATGGATTTGCTTTCCAAATGAAAAAAAACCCATACAAAGAAATTGATTACTTTGAAGGTTGGAATGATGACATTTACACATCTTTAAGTGACTATATAAGGGTGGGTGGAAAAGGCTCAGCCGAACTGACAGAAAAAGCTAAAAAGTATGGCTATGATGGCATTTTAGCACCAGGTGATGAGGTTGTTGTTTTTGAGCCACAAAACATAAGATCAACCAGTGCAGAGTTTGACCCTAAAAAATCAGATTCAAAAAATGTTATGGCGTCAATGGGTGGCATAACAACTTTAGGTAGTTTGGGTGCTCTGGCAGGTTTGGATGAGGGCACATAATGGTAAAGCCTATAGTAAAAGGCATCACTTACGTTGTAGATGCTTTAGGAAACAAGATAGGGGCGTTACCAAGCACTAGCAAAAACATTAGTGAGTATTCTGATATTATTGACCAAAGTGTACGATTGGATACACCTGACGCTTTTAAAAATATATTTCATCAAGATAAAGAGTTCGCCAAAGGATATGGGGGTGAACTAAAGTCTGGGGCTTTAAAATTTGGTAGTGAGGATATACCACCATCACTGACAGACAAAGAGCTTAATGATGCTCAGAAAGAGATACAAGCACTTACACAAGATTATCTTAAAGACTTACCAGAAGAAGTAACTGTTTACAGATATGGCGATTTAGATAATGAAAGTGGGGTTAGTTCCTTTACATTGAACCCTAATTATAATGCTGACCTTAGCTTGCCTTGGCAAAAGCGATTGCAAAGTCCACTACAAGCATTTAAAGTAAAGAAAAAAGATATATTGGCGAGCCCAGACATAAACACCTTTTTTGGAGGTGGCAGAACATTTGATGAGCAAGAAGTTATTATTAGCAACGACAAAGTAAAGGTTAAGTAATGGCTAAGAAAACAAAAATAAAAAAGGTAGCTAACGCTGAAATAAGAGCTGCTAAGAAATTTTTAGAATCAAAAGGCTTGGAATCAGATGAGGTAAGCCCAAAGAAATTTGCTACTGCAGCTAAGAAGCTAGATAAAGGCTTTCAAGAAACTCTAGAGATATTGGCAAGAACATTATCAGCAGGACAAGTGTAATGGATATTAAAAGCTTTTTTAGTAATTTAAAAATGAAAGCACCACAAGTTGATATTAGTGGTGGGCGTTCTGTAAATCAATTTGCAGTTAATTTGCCAACTAGCACTCCTAACATCACAGAAATAAAAAACAGAGCTAGTGGTAGTGTGGATTTAAATTTTGAAGCTCCATCAATGGTTGAAGGTCAGCCCACTGTATTTGGCATGGGTGGTAGTGGTAATTTTATGGAAGGTCAAGTTAAATTTCCAGAAGAGCTACAAGTTTATGGTGCTCCTGCAAGTCAACAGTTTGGGCAAGGATTAACAGTTGATCAGTTAAGGGCGTATTTAGGTATACCAATAACAGAAAACACAAGCTTAAATATACAAGGTCAAATAAACCCTTACTACTTTGATCCAGTGGATGGAACGCCACTTGGAAAAGAAAAGAATATTGGGGCAAATATAGAGTATAGGTTCTAAATGGCTGAGACTGAGCTAGATAGATTTTTTAGAGAGAATAGAATAAGGGAAGCACAAAGCGTAGAGCCAAGTGTTTTTGAAGACCCTAGATATGCTTCTATGATATACAACTCTAGCGTACCTCTAAATCAGTTAGAGAAGAATATACAACAATCCCAAGGTTATATGTTAGAGCCTTACAGCCCTACCATGAGAGACACAAGTCAAAATTATGTGCAGTCAGCTTTAGAATATTTGAAATCAAAAGGTATTGTAGGGAAAGATGTTCGAGAAGGCAAAAGAACGCTTAAAGGTACAACAGAATCATTTACTGGAACAGAAGATAGTATTGGTCTTGTTGATGCTACACCTATAGGTTCATTGTTTGCTGCTCAAGAAGGGCAAAGAGCACTAGTAAAAGCTGAGCCAGATGCATTTAAAAGGTCAATGGCAACATTAAGTTTCATGCGAAACCCTTTTCAAACATATCTAGATAGACCAGATATAGCAGAACCAGCATTTGATATTGCGTCTAGTGCAGTCGAAGGTTTGGGGGTTGCTTATTTAGCTAAACCAATAGCAAAAAAATTTAAAAATTTTGCTAAATCTTTAGCAGATAAAATCAAAGGTGATACAGAAGTATCTGCACCAACCATAGGGGCGTTACCTAAAGCTGAACCTAAGATGTTAGCAAGTACAAGAAGAATGCCACCAGGTGGTGGTAATGTGATGACTGACCCTAAAGTCGTTGATGAGTATGGTTTTTACTCAGAAGCAGAGCGTCAAGCTAAGATGATGCAACAAAACAAAGGGTCAGGAGCACAGTTTGCTGGTTTTTTATTAAACAAAGGCGTAAAACAAGATGAATTAGATGCAGTTGGGCTTACTGATTTATTTGAAAATAACTCTAATGTAACTAAAAAAGACATTATAGATACAATAGAGTTAAACAAAGTTGCTTTGATAGAAACAAAAAAAACTAAACAAGTGGGTGATGGTATAGATCCAGATGAATATTTTGCAAGTGAAACATTCACTGATATTAGAAAAGGTGACGAAGGATTTAAAAGTGCTGATGAAGTTAAAGAGGCATACGAAACAGGCAATTACTCAAGACCTACCATAGAGTATGATGCAAAGATTTTTGAGGGTTTAGACGTTGAGCCTAAAGAAATGAAGTTGTATGGCACTATAAATACTCATGTACCTACACAATACAAAACTGTAATGTTTGAAAATCTAGATGATACTGCACAAGACGTAACTGATATATATTTTACATTTAGACCAGACGCTGATGTAAAAGATTGGCGAAACTCTGTTGAGGCTGAAGAGTATGTCGATGAAATAAATAATAGGATTAGGACAGAGGGTAGTGCAGATGGGCAAACTAAATTAGCAGAAATAAAAAACCTTACAATAGATGACTTAGCAGAAATTATAGAAATGCGAACTCCTCGTAGTTTTGATGAGGCTATGGTTAGGCTTAAAAGTGCAACTATACAAGATGGTGTCTATGATCCAGGTAGTATTGCTAAATGGGAAGGAAGTACACAAAAAGGTGGTACTAACTACAAAGAGTATTTATTGAGATTGCCACCAAAAGGTGAGAATCGTTTTGGTGAAGTTCGATTAGAGAACCCTAAAATATATCAAAAAGGAAAAGATTTTCAGTACAAAACACACTTTGATGAATTTAATCCAATATTTCATATAAGAACTAAAGATAGGGTATCGTTAGATGGTAGAAAAATACTATATGTCGAAGAATTGCAAAGTGATTGGGGGCAAAGGGGTGCTGGTCGAGGTTTTAAATTAGAAGGAAGCAAACTTAAACAAGCAGAAAAAGAACTGAAAGATGTGCAAAAACAAATTTTAGATTTGAAAAAAGGTGGTGTTCAGCTTGATGGCTATGAACAAGAAACGCTTTATAAATTTGCTTTTCCTGATAGACCACCAATTAGAATACCATACAAAAAACCTAAAGACTTTCAAGCACAGCACGAAAACCCTGCTAAATATTATGATACCAATGCCAATGTTAAAGATTATGATTTTGAATATTCTCAAAGTCGTATGCCAGAAGAGTTCAGAACAATGACATTTGGTCAGTATATGAATTTTTATGATACAATGGGTGAATACAGAAAAGGTGAACTTAGTGATCAATCATTAAAATATAGACTAGATAGTATCATAGACAAAGATAACTCTATAAACAAATATTATGATGATAAAGATGCAGATTTCTTATTTGGGCAAATAAACCAACCAAGATTTAATGCTGATGGCAATAAATTTATGAAAGAGCTATCTAAAGATTATTTAAAAAAATCGAATCAAATTAAAGGTGGCGTTCCATCCGCACCATTTGTGACAGATAGAAATAAATGGACTGGTCTAGCCATAAAAAGACTATTGAAGTTAGCAGATGAAGGTGGGTATGATGCTATTGCCTTTACGCCAGGTGAAGTTCAGTATGATAGATGGGGTAAACTATCTCTTTTAGATTACTACAATAAGATAATACCACAAGTTGCATCCAAGCTACCAAAAAGTCTAGGCGTAACCACTGAAAAAATAAAAATACCAATACCTAGTGATAAAAGTTTAAGCATAACTGAAATGTCAGATGGTAGATTTTATGTTTATGATTCAGGAGATCAACCTGTTGAGCAATTGTTCGATGAAAGTTTTCGTACTAGAGAAGAAGCGAGAGAATTTATTAAACAAACTTTAGATATGACTGAAAAAGGGCAAGAAACTTTCGCAATAAACATAACACCTAAAGTGAAGGAAACAGTTAGAGGTGGTATGCCATTATTCTCAGCTACTGGAGGTGCTCTAGGTTTAGGTGCTACCATGAACAATGAAGACTATGGGGCACTAAGCAATATGCCTAGTACCCAAGCCAACGCTACCTAGTTTAAGCTTACTAAAGTACCTACAATCGTTCCTAACCATATAGCCTTATCAACATGCATATTATTTAATTTGTAAGAACAAGAACTTAGTGATAATAAAAGCAAAATTGTAATTACAAAACTTTTCATTTAACTCTAGCCTTTCTTAATAGTTCAGCACAAATTACTCTATTAAAGTTGTGCCTATTAATTAAATATTTATGTAAAGCTTTAATATTAGTCTTAGCTCTAATACAAAGAAGATACCCATAATAAAACCTTTGTGCATCCCTAGAGATATAAGCGTCACCTATGCATTGAAATACTGAGGTGTGCCCTTTTATCATACTCATCATTGTCATGCCTCTACCCTCTCGTAATAAGAGTTGATAGTCCTAATAGCTTTGACGCCTTCCCAATATGAGTATCTAGTATCCCAAGTATCGTAAACAATGCCATCTTTCATAGTCATCATATGATTGTTTATGCAGACAATAATGTTCTTGAGCTTACTCAATTGGTCAAGTCTTGTCCTTTCTTTAGAACCAAACTTAATTAATGGCACATATCGATAGCCTTTTCCAAGAATATAATCATGATACACCTTCTTAAAATTACCATTTCTAGGTGTGGCACTTTTCATTTTCTTAGATACTTTGTTGTTTCGTGACTTCTTATAGGCTTTGTTGAGTTGGTATAACTCGTCATAAATAACCTTATAGTCAGTATTGGTTGAGATGGAGATTGCCCTTACGACACAATCCCCAGCATTACCTTTGAAATACATAGACCTACCACCATCGTGGTATCTGTAATCTACATCCATTAGCAACCCTCCCTATATGTTGACCAATATTCATCCCAAGCCCAATCGCAAACATCCCTAATCATATCTGAATATGAGCTAACTATAACCTTGCCATTTGCCAAAGACTTAATTTTAGTCGTTGCCTTTTCATATAAATCAGTAACATGTTCAGAATCAGAAACCATATTTACAGTAATACTATCAGTTATAGTATTTTCGATTTCCATTAAATAATCTTTATATTTACTCATTTTATTTAGTACCTCCAACCATAATTGAAATATTAACAAATTGTACTGCTTTGTGTTTTGTAGGAAAAGTTCTTACAAGATTACCATTGTGATAAGCAACCCACTTACAGCTCTTATCATTTTGAACAGAGCTTCTGATTACTTTCCAATCTCTAAATTTAAAATTCATTTGTTTCTCCATATTTTGTTGTTCGTTGAAATGATTCTATCACATACAAAAAGCAATGTCAACCCATAAAAAATGTTAAATAAACCCAAATTAGATGTTGACATATGTATTTACATTTGCTATAACAATTAAATAGACGAAAAACGATTAACAAAATTTGGAGTAAAAAATGCAAACAGTTTTATCAAAAGAAATCGTAGGTTATGGTAGTTACAATAGTTATGTAAATAAAAAAGGTCATCCTACAAATATTCAATTTAACTTTGAAAGAATACTTACTAACAATAGATCAGTGCATATATATGGTTGGGATACAGACACTCCTATATGGAATATTAAGTATACTGAAGATGGTTATAATTATGAAGTAGTTGGTTGTGTTACTGCTTTTCCTTTAGATGGCGTAAATGCATCTATTAAATGGAATGATGAGGACTACACAATATCTAGCGATGATCCTTTTAAGGCGTTTGTAGATATCGTTAATTTAGTTACTACGACTATTACAGAAGAAGAGAATCAAGCATTTTATAAACAGTATGGTTATTAAGGAGAAAACTATTGTTAAAAGCAAAAGTAATACCAATAAATTGGAAACGTATTGATGAAAAGACTTATCAATACGATAATATGGAAATATCTAGCGTAGGGGATATCGAAACTGGTATCCCATTTGAGGTAAGAAATATGATGATAAAACGTGGGTATAATACACTTTATACCTCGTTTGATTGGGAAGATGTAATTAATTTTGTAGAAACTAGGGGGCAAACACTGTAAAATAAATAATCTAATAGACTGGGAGGTTTATTATGAAGATATTATTAACGCTAACATTGTTAGCAGTTGTCACTATGTTCGCCCATAACTGTCGCAGTGATGAGGTAAACTGTTTAGCCCTCAATATATACCACGAAGCACGAAATCAGCCTACAGTGGGCAAATTAGCAGTGGCAATAGTAACTATAAATAGAGTTAAAGACGAAAGATTTCCAAACACAATATGTGGCGTAGTCCTTCAAGGTAAATACCAAAACAATCACCCAATAAAAAATAAATGTCAGTTTAGTTGGTGGTGTGATGGTAAATCAGACAAACCAAAAGATTTGCAATCTTGGGATTATTCGTTACATTTAGCTAAGTCTATACATGAAGGGCATTTAGATAATATAGATTTAGTGAAAGATGCCACACATTATCATGCAATTTATGTTAGACCTTATTGGGTTAATGCCAAACGTAAGATAAGGATAATAGGTGATCATGTCTTCTACAGTTGGGAAAAATAACTTTGACTTCTGTAAACAATGTGGAACTAGATTAAAACAAGTACAAAAGAGATATGCCGCTAGGTGTTGCCCAGAATGTCTTGTTGCTGAAAATAGACCAAACTATGAATATTCTATGGCATGTAAAGAGGCTATGAACCCTAATAGCGATGAATCAGATGGGGGAAACGTATTCGAAGACGACCCAAAAGCAGTCAATGAAATAGAGTATGGCAAAGTTATAAAACAGTCAGTAGGTTATGTATATACAGAAAGTCCTATGGCTGAACCAATTGTAGATATAAAAAAATAATATTTGGCTTTTATAATTAATTAGTTATTATATTTGGCATGAATAGAGCATCATTTCCATCACTAATGACGAAAGGAAACAAAACAATGAAAATGTATGGCAAAAAAGCTAAGAAAAAAGTTGTTAAGAAAAAAGGTAAGAAGTATGGAAAAAAGTAAAGATGTAGAGATTTTAGTTACTGGCGTCTCTATGTCTGGAGAGGTTAAACTAAATGAACACAATCGAACTACTGAAGAGAATAAAGAACAACCTACGAGAACAGAAATCTGCGATAGCAGAGAAGATGATTGAGGGAAGAGAAACAGACTTTCAATCATACCAAAAAGACGTTGGAATAGCACAGGGACTTGAAGACGCTTGTGCTATTATCGACAAAACATTAACTGATTTAGATCAAGGAGATGAATAAACATGTCTCATCAACATGACATAGCGAAGCTATACACCGATGAAGAGTCAAAGGCTACAATCGGTTCACACCAACTACCAATACCAATGGGTTGGAAAATCTTAATACAACCAAATCAAGCCAAACAAAAAACCAAAAGTGGTATAATACTCCCAGAGAAAGCAAAAGAAAACGAAGCATATCTTACTGCTCATGGGATTGTTGCATCTATTGGTGAGCTTGCATATAGAGAAAGAGAAAGTGGAGCAAGTTGGCGTATTTATAACAAGCCAAAAGTAGGCGATAAAGTTACTTATGGTAAATATGCTGGACAAAAACTTACGATAAATGGCGTAAGGTTTCTCTTATTAAATGACGATGAAGTTACAAGTATACTGCCAGATGGCGTAGACGTAACAGCTTATGTATAGGGAGATTGTATTATGAGCGAAAATTCCAATCCTATCGAAGAGATAGAAAAAGAAATTGAAGAGACAAGGCGTAAAGCCAAATCTGAGAATTTTGAAATAGAAGTAACTGACGAAAAAGAAGTTGAAGCCCAAGCTGAAACTCAGTCTGAAGAAGCCCCTCAAAGTAAAGAGGAAAAAGACAAACAGTATAGTGAAGCAGTGCAAGCTAGACTTAATAAAATGTCTGCTCAAAGGCGACAAGCAGAACTTCAAGCTAAAAAATATCAAGAAGAAACTGCTACATTAAAGGCAAGGCTAGAAAGACTAGAAAACTCTAATAGTCAACAGCAAAACCAAAGGCTGCAAAGTGACTTTGATAGACGTTACGCTCTAACAAAAGAAGCTTTGAAAAAATCAGTTGAAGAGGGCGACACTGAGGCACAAGTTAGTTTTTCTGAACAATTAGCTGATATGAGAGCAGCAGTCAGAGTTAATGAACTGCAAAATCAACTTAGGCAACAACAACAAACACAATCGCCTACAGTTGGCAGAGCACAACAAGCTGCAGTTAATCCAGCACCACCTAAAGCTATGGGTTGGTGGCAACAAAACCAATGGTTTAACGCACAAGGTTATGAAAGAGAAACGGCAGCAGCTAGGGCTATAGACGTTCAACTAGATTTGGAAGGATATGACAAGAACTCAGACGATTATTACAGTCAATTAAATAGTCGTTTACAAAAGGTCTTTCCAGAGTTAGTATCAAGTAACGACCAAAGTATGAAGAGTAAGAGTAGAAAAATAGTAACACCAACTACGGGTGGCTCATCGTACAGAGGTAACAGGGTTC